TTAATTATTTCTAATAATTCGGAATTTTTCTTCCATTAAAAGCCAGTTGGGACGGAAAAAATTCATCAGCTGCCAGTAACCGGCCCCCAGAAGGCCATATTCCCGGATCAGGTCAAATTTCCCCTGAATGCTCCGCACATCCTCAAACCAGATCTCATGCTGGATCCCGTACTGCCAGTAACGAAGGTATGGGGACCAGGCCGTCTCGTCAAACCGGATCGGGACTCCATGATCGATGGCCCGGGCCACCGCCTCCCGGTTGCTGATGGACTGGGCCTTTGTGGTCCCGCGCACATAGGGAAGGGGCCATTCATATCCATAATTGGGGATCCCCAGGCTGATCTTTTCCACCGGGATGGCTGAAACCGCATACTCCACCACCCGGCGGACCATATTGAGGGGAGCTACGGCCATGGGCGGACCGTATGTATATAACATAAATTATTTATGGTTGTAATTTGAGCACAGGTTCATTCCGACAGTTGTCTTTGTATCAGACATATCCTCCCATTGTCTTGTCCTATTAATAAGGAAACTTTTTTGATATCATTTCCTGTCCAAAACAATCGCCCCTCGCTCATTGCACCGGCACCGGATCTCTCCCTCCAGCATGGCCCCATCCTGGCCAAAAGCAAAGACCTCATCACCAATCTGCATGAGCCTTCCGGTGACCATTGCACCATCAGAGCCAAGGTAATACCACTTGCCAGCCTTATCCTGTCTCCATGCGTTGGTGACCATTGCGCCAGAGCCATCAAACCAGTACCACCGGCCATCGGGATCCCGGTGCCAGTCGTTGCGTACCGGCTCGCCGGTATCACCGTGGTAATACCGCCAGGCCCCGCCCTCCTGGATCCAGCCGGATTTCTTTTCCGGCTCCGGCGGAGCAGCTTTGGCCCCGTCGTCCAAAACAACTACCGTGTGCCCCTTTGTCCTCGTTACCAGGATATCCCCACGCAATACGTAGTCTGGCTTTTTACAGTACTTGTCATCTTTTAAGATATCAAACTTACCGGTCGCCCGCAATGTACTCACCTCATTGGCTGTGTTAAAACTAGCCACTTTCACACCGGCATACAGGCAGCATACCCGGACGGCTTCGGAGCAATCCGTCTCGCAGGGTTTTGTCACTCTGCTGGCATCATATCCATATCCAGCAGCAAGAGCAGTCAGACTTGGCCTGTGCTCCTGGCAATAACCGATATTATTGTTGGCGCAGATGGATTCCATGTTGTGGGCAATCAGCTCACGCACCTGTCTATCTTTCGCGCGGATAACGACCCACCCTTTGCTATGCAGATACCAATCCTGCGTGGACACCTCCCTTCCTCCCTTCTGGTCTCCCGGCTTCCCGCCATTGATTCCACCATTTTCATTCGATCTCGCGCTTCCGACTCTTACCATACTTACCATATGTGTTCCTCACTTTCTGCATAAAAAGAACGCCCCTCACATGAAGGACGTTCTGGCTACTATATTTTTACGTAATATTACGTATTTTTATTGACGCACGTAATATTACGTGCCATAATGTATATAGATAAGGAAAGGAGATAAACAGGATGCCAATGACACCGCAGGAGATGATAAAACTCCTAAAGAAAAACGGGTTTGAAGTTGTCAGTCAAAATGGTTCGCATATAAAACTGAAAAACATCCAAACCAATAAAACAGTTATCGTTCCTTATCACTCCAGGGATCTTAAAAAGGGCCTGGAACAAACAATTCTTAAACAGGCGGGGCTGAAATAGTCCCGCCGCCCCAAAGGAGGCTCCCTTTATGAAACAATATTTTTACCCGGCAGTCTTCCATACCGCCGAGGAGGGCGGTTTCTGGGTTTCCTTTCCGGATTTTCCAGAATGCCTGACCCAGGGCGATTCCATGGAAGAAGCCTACGAAATGGCAAACGAAGCTCTTGGCTTAACAATCACAGATCGCCTTACAGACCACGAAGCACTTCCCGTCCCCTCTCTTCCCGGACAGATCGAACTGGATGATGAGAATTCCAGTCTGGTTGTGTTATGTTTTGACCTGGAAGCATATCGGAAAAAACATAATTCAAGGGCTGTCAAAAAAACTTTGTCGATTCCGGAATGGCTAAATGAAGAGGCTATGGCCAAAGGTCTTAATTTTTCCCAGGTCCTTCAGGAGGCGCTTTTGGCCAAAATACAGGCTCAGTAGAATATTTGCATACAGCATATGGAAACCCCAGAGGCGGCCACCTCTGGGGTATTGACTTTTCACTCAAAATAGCATATGATGAGTGTAGCTAAGGAATGTAGCTATATGTCCACGGACATGACGAAAGCCCCGGAGTGCCAGCTCCAGGGCTTTCTTGCTTATTTACGGTAAGCTACTCCGTTTAGGCTGTTGCTGCCTAATCTCTGTCCAGCCATTTGCAAATATAGTAGCCAGCTACACTTGCCAGTACAGAGATAAGGAATGTAACTATGTATTCCACAGACACCACCTCCTTTCTGCTGGAGGTTCGGCAGCATCTTTATCCTACCATATCTTCCGACAGGTTTCTACCGTTTTCGTAAGTTTTCCCTGTTGCGACGTCGCAATAAACATCCGGCTTAACCCCGCCGGCCGGGAGATACTGGATCACCTCCTTAGGACTTGTCCATGGGCTTTTTCCGGTAGCCTGTCCGATCCCAGATCTCTTTGAGCCGCTCCCATCCGTCCATAGCTACCAGTGCCACGATAAAGGCCCCGATTATACACGCAAAGACCATATACCAGGTGATCTCCCGGTCCATCCACGCCATCAGCGCCACAAAGGTCACCGGGCACAGCACCAGGGACAGCACGATCACCACTACCGACGTGGGGAGCTTATCCAGGCCCGGCCAGGACTTGACTACCTGGGTGACCGTGGACACCACAAAGGCCATCACGCCGATGGCCACCAAAAGATACGATATGTACTGCATGATTACGCTAAAATCCATTCTGTTTTTCCCCTTTCATTATCTGATATACTGCACGGCCAGCATTGCAAGCCCTGTGATCACAGCACCGGCCAGGATCCCCACGGCCGTGTCCAGGACCTTGTCCGACATCCGCTGCCATCTCCTCGCCGGCTGCTGCTCCAGGGCTTCCAGACGACCGTCAAACCGCTCAAGCCGTGATCCCTGGTCCTTAAGCTCTGATAACATCTGCCGCATGTCCTGGGCCAGGGCATGGACGGAGATCGTAAGGTCCTGGATCGCCTTTACAGACTGCTCCAGGTCATCGATCCGGCGGTTCTGGCGGTTATCCTCGTCCCGGAGCCTGGCAAGCTCCGCTTTTACAGCCTCATCCATTGGTATCACCTCCATTCTTTCCAGAGAGTTTCTGTCCCGGATATTCCGGGCTCCCAGACATTATTGTCAACAAGGGATTCCCATGTCTTTCCTGCCTGGGCAACCTGGTCGCCTTTTGCATATCCACTGGTGCTTTCCGGCTGTTTCCACTCCGATATACCGGCGACGCGTACCAGCCTTATCGACCGTACCGTTCTGGATTCCGGTATAATACCAGTGATACTGCCTGTCTAAAATAGGGCCATGTTTTTACCGTTTTGAGTAGTGTAATTCTGTGATAATTCTAGCCATTTTTGCTCCTCATTTTAAATTTATTACTAACGAATTTACTTTAAAAGCAGGCGGACCTTTCAAAAATATATTATATGCTGTAGCCTTATTTGAGGGCATCCTTGAAAAATCCATGGTCATAGTATAAGTGCTGGCTGAAAAATTTCTATCTAGCATAAAGCCCACACCAGTGGCTCCGCACCAATCCCACTGGTAAGTATGGTCGCCACCAAAGGCCACATGCTCTTTAGTATTTAAAACTGGTACAAAATAAAGTCTGTCTGCTTTGAACTCTGTACCAGTTTTTCCTAGGGTTAAGACAATTGACGATAGCCTATCTTTTGGAATCCATTTATTGAGCATGTGACCGAAATAGTCCATTGTTAGGGAACCCGGACTGGTTCTTGAATCCCGCTCTACATAGTTCCATGCGTCAAGGCCAGTCAAAGATGAACTATGGAAAAAATATTCTATCGGGGCTAGCCCTAAACTGCTTCCCGTGCTAGCCCCGTTAAGAAAAGCCGTCCATCCTCCTATGGGGACGTAGTTAGACGGAATCCCCGCAATGGTGATATTCCCGGTCATGTACTTTCCGGAGCAGCTTACAGTCTGCTGCGATGCTGTGGGGGTGATGGTCTGGCCGCCCATACTTGCAATGTTTCCTGCGATCTTCACTCCATTCACCCATGCAGTATATCCGGACCGGATCTGCGCGGCGGCCGCATTGGCAGAGGTCTGCGACGCCAGGCTGTTGGCCGTCACCCGGCCGGATCCGTTATGATAGCCCGCCGGAATCGCATAACTCCCTCCAGCGTTTAATGCTGCTGTTTTCGCTCCCTGGTTGGTCATAGTCCCGGTGCGTTTCGCGCCGTCCTTCCAGTATGTCTTGCCGGACAGGACATCCCCGTCTGCTGCCGTAGCTCCTCCCGTCTGCGATGCCAGGCTCTTTGCCGTTACCTTTCCCCCGCCTTTATGGTACCCCTCCGGAACTGTATAGCTCCCGCCTGCTGCCAGCTCCTGGGCCACAGCCCCGCGGTTCGGCATAGTCCCGGTCCGTCTCGTTTTCGGGTCCTTATTGTAATAGGTTTTCCCGGTCAGAACATGGGAATCCGCCGCATCCCCGATCAGCTCCAGCGTTCCCTCCACAGGCTCATCGCTGCTGTCGCTTGTAACCGCTGTCTTCCCTTTTAATACATCTCCTCTGGCGGCAGTCAGCTCGTCCGATGACGCTCCGCCGCCTCCTCCTGCATTGGTATATACCGCCATACTACACGCCTCCTTTCAGATTCTGGATCAGGATCTCATCCACGGCCAGGTCCCCTGCAGGGACTTTTTTTGCCACCAATATCAGCTTTCCAGCTTCCGTCCTCCCCCGTATATTGGCCTTCTGGGCCGCCGGGACCGAATCGAACGCATACCCGATATGCACAATGCTGTCGGCCTGGATCGCCGCATTTTCGATGGTATAGGTCAGATCCTTCCAGCCGGAGGCCGGAATCGTAATACCGGTTATCAAACTCCCGGCTGCCTTTTCTGCTGTCCTCCGGTTAAACACAGTATTATTAAACAGCTGCTCGATCACCAGTCCCATGGCGTCTCCATCTGCGACCGTTTCCCTATCCCATTTTTGAACCTCCTCCGTAAATACCGGAGGATCCTTTCTCTCACAATTTGCCATATGCACGCCTCCTTAAAAAACCTCGTCCATATCGAAAATCAGCGGGATATCCTCATCCTTCCCTTTTCTAAGAAAAGTGCGGTAAGCGATCAGATCTCCATCTGAATCGTAAAGCCCCATCTCAGAAATTTCTTTACCTGTAAGTTCTCCCTTGTCCAGGATCCCGCTGTACCGGCATGTCGTCTCATCCTCAACCGGATACATATGGCCGGAAATATTCTTTTTTAACAGCTCGTTATATAACGATATTTCGTTTCCTGTCGTTGCCTTTGGTACTCCATCCTCCGTAACGCCCCCGTCTCCCCATGCGATCTGTGTGATCGGAGGCAGGGTAATATCCCCGGCATGTGCCTTACACAGTTTCTTCCTTCCAATAACCGTAATAATTCCCTTTGAATCTGCCATATGTTATCTCCTTCCTTCATCACAAAACCGTTCTTCCGCCATTCAGCTTCCGGCTTCCATCTAACTTCCAGGTCCCGTCCAGTATATTGACCGTCATAACCTCCAGCTTCCCCACGGATATTTCCTGTACGGCCTTTCCCTGAATCCTGGCACATGTCTTCAGCTCCACTGGTTCCGGGATCCGGGATTCAAGCAATACCACCGTTTCCGCCCCGGCCCGGACAGTCCCGATGGCCATTCCCTCAAAACAAACGGTCTGGCCATATCGGACCGGCTCTGGAATCTGAACCAGAACGGTCCCGTGGACCGGGTACAGGTCCACGAAATGGTCTGCCCGGTATCCGTTCAGCTTCCGGCTCCCATCCAGATCCCATGTCCTGTCCAGATACAGCACCTCCAGGTTCTGCCTGGGCCAGAAGGTCATCTGCAGCGTTACTGCATTCTGATAACAGACGCAGACCTGATACCAGGACTGGATAACCCAGGCAAAATACTCCAGCCATGACCGGACGTTTTTATAAGCCAGGATCTGCTGCTTTACCTCCTCCCCATAGCCCAGAGGGATCTCATGGCTTTCTGCATACACATAGGCCCGGAAATAATACGGCTTACCGCCGTAGGAAAACCACTCCTCCGTTTTCCCTCCATCAAACACAGTACCCAGATACTCCCGGATCACGGACGGGGTCCCTGCCTGCATATACCATGGAATAGTCTGCCGGATCAGCTCCCTTTTTGTATCCTGCGGAAGATCTTCCCTGTAATACTGGGTTTTTAATTCCACCGCAAGCAGATCCAGGATCTCATCCGGAAGCATATCTATGGATGCATGTCCGGAAACCCTGCCTGTATACGGAAGCATTCTGTGAAATGCATTTCCCATAGCAGTACTGAAGGCTCTGGTTTCTTCTGCCTTCAGACTGTCCGGGATCAGATCCCATGGAAACGTGCTCCATATATCACTCATCCTGCACCCCTCCGTATGCCAGATTCACCCCGGATGCGACCGCAACGCTGGCCCCTTCCATCTTCTGGAATCCCGGGGATTTCAGATCCACCCACTTAGCTCCTGCGGCAACCAGTCCATAGATCAGCCTAGAGGGATTGATATCCCTGGCGATGGCGCTTTTCTGCCAGCGGATAAATTCATCCCGCGCCGCCTCCACCTGTTTCTGGATCACTGCCGCCATCTCCTGCCGGTCCCGGCTGATGTAGTATGTGCCTTCAATGGTGTATTCCACCGTCTGCGGTGCCTTTACCACCACATGATCCGTCAGGGGCCGCCTTGTCTCATCATCCAGAAAGTCCTGAAGACCGGAAATAAATTCCTCTCCAGGCAGCTCCCCGTCCTCCAAAAGGACATATATGTCCACCTCCCCTGGTGATTCTGACGTGACAAAACAGTCTTGTACCAGCTGGCTGTAAGATCTGACCCAGAATCTGTACGCACCTTCCGGCCCCGCCACCGAATATCCCTGGGGTGCCAGGTATACACGCTCCGCCAGGGCATCATCGTCCTCCCGGTCTGTTCCTCCGGCTGTTTCCGTCAGATTTTCGATCCGGTCCACATAATTGACCGGATCCACCAGCACATTGATCTCGCCAGGAAGATATCCGTTCCCAGCAGTGCCGGTGCTTAAGCACACCGCCGGAACGTCCACAGTCTCCTCTCCCACCGGTATCTCCGCGTACAGGGTCGTGGCAAAGAACAGGTCGCCCGCCCTGGCCCGGGTTCCCTTTGGAATACCGATCACCTCTTTCTGGGCCTTTGAAAGCGTAAACCGGAACGTCGTGGACGCTGGCTGCGGCTCCAGTCTCCGGATTCTTTTAAGGCTTGCCAGCTGGTCCAGATATTCTCCTGTACTGTACTTTAAAAGCCCCATCTTCCCACTATGGTCCACATACTGATATCCCTGGTAGATCATCATTGCACAGGTATACAAAAGCATCCGCATGGGATCCGATTTTCCCAGCACAGCATCTTTTCCGGTTTCTTCCCTGTATGCGTTCTGATAATCCTGTATCACCGATGCCAGAAAGTCAGAAAAACCCAGATGATCAATAAAGCTGACCTCTGGATAACTCTCCAGCTCCGTTCTGATTCCGTCCACGGTCCGTCCCCTCCTTTCTGTGACAGAAAATCCGGGGCTTCACTCCTCCCGGCTCCCGGATGAAATCAATTCTGTCGATTTCCAGATCCGGAAGATACTTTTCTGTTTTTATCTCCACCTCCATCCGGAACATGACCTCGGCAGTCTCCGGCGGCCCATCCAGACACGACCAGTCAATTCCGAGATCCCTGTCCACAGGCTGGCTGCCGGCCCTGGTGGCCAGAAGGACCCGGAAATCCCTCTGGATCCTCTCATCCTCCTGGAGATCTCCCTGGAATAAAATTTCATAATTCATGTGTTCACCTCCGCCACATACTCCTTAAGAGTCAGTGATGTCTCCGCCTGGACAAGTTCCCCATGTGCATATACCCGGTTCCATGCCTCGCTGCTCTTTGTAAGCACCCACTGGTTCTGTCCGATCCTTCTGGGACCTATAAGGAGAACAGCCGGAGTCCCTGATTCCACCATACGGGCCATCAGCTCCAAGAGCTGCCGGGGTTTCACGCCCAGAACTGCATTCAGAGTTACATTTAATGTCACTTCCTGGAGCTCCGGCCCCAGAAATACAGACACCGCCTTTCTCCCCAGTACGTCATACTGGGACCATTTCCCGGACACGCTCCGCTGGAGCTTTGAAAAATTCAGCACCTGCCTGTCGCTGACCTGGAAAAGGATTCCTCCCAGCATTCCTATAACAGCCATTCCACCACTCCTTTACAGCGCATCTACCTTCCGTTTCATTTCCAGGATCTCTGCCACGGAAATCTGTCCGGCTGCGCAGCCAAATGCCAGATCCGGAGACTCCAGTAAAAAAGTCCCGGCAGCTAACCTGAGAAAGGATCTTCCATCCCTGGAAAATCCCTTCCGGAACACATCCGTTCCGGAAACAGGAAGCTCCTCATCATTCCAGAAGCCCCCCATCACAATTCCCATGGAACTGTCATTGCTGAGATGAAGGACAAGGACCATGTCGTTGACCTCCGGCATCTGATACTCGTTCCCCATCTTAAAAAACGGCAGCTCCGGCGTCACCTCCCGGTCCCGGTCCGGATACGTGACTCGTACCATTCCCGTATCCTGGTTCACACTGGAAACAAGCCCGACCCTTACAGTATCATCGTTCATGCATTTTCTCCTTCCTGGATCTTAAAAAGCGTCAGATTCATCATATACTGGCTGCTGCTCATGGAATGGGTCGCCTTATTGACCAGGTATTTTCCATCCGGTTTTCCGAATCCGGAAACCATTAGCACACTGCCCGAAACATATTTAAGATCCGGCATCATCCGTACCGTCATGACCGTTCCCTTCCGGTTGGCCATCCGCATGGCCGCCAGTCCCAGCCGTTCTGCATCCGCCTCACTCTCCGCCTTTTCGTTGGAGTAGTACAGCCGCTCTTCGCTCCCCACGGTAATCTCCACGGTTTTTCTTTTTTTAGGGGGCGTATAGCTGATCCTGGCTCCGGTATAGGTCCCGTGAACCGTACTTTTATACGTCCATGAAAGCCCCGGAGTCTGCGGCGTGATGATTCCTGACGGCTCCCTTTTTTCATAATTTTCATAAGAAAACACGATCAGACGCCGGTTATAGATCTTTAAGATCAGTCCGTATCGGCTGCACAGCTCCTTTAAAAATTCACTGTCCGGCCTCTTATTCTGCTCCATCCGTTTTATAGTGATTTCATCGGCATCATACACACATTCCAGACCATACCGGGAAGCGATCTCCCCCGCTACCTGGCAGATCGTCACCGATTCCCAGGTCTGCGACCGCTTCGTCTCTGTAAAAGCTGTATCCGCCGGTGCAGAGACTGCCTCCAGCTGGAGCTTCCCTGGATATCCGGACAGGGAGAACGTATCCAGGAGCAGTTCTCCACAATTTAATTCCGGGATCCGATCTTTTCCCCAATTTTCCAGACAGATCACAGGATCAATGCGGTCTCCGGTCCTGGGAGTCCAGGCACCGGCCCATCTCCCCCGGTCGTCTTTTAGTGTAATGGAAGCGGAATCGGATTCTTCCAGGGCGTCTGAGTACGAAAAATCCAGAAGATCCGCTGTGATCTCGTCTGCTGCATCCGCCCCGTTATAGGTAAGGCGAATCCCGAATTTCCTGGTCCTCATTTCCATTACTTACCTCCTCCAGGGCGGCAGATCCATGACCCCTGATCCTGGCTTCTCCGGAACCAGAAGCTCCACTCCGGCCGGAAATATGAGATATTCCAGACACTCCGGGTTTCCTTCCATCAGAAGGTCCATATACCGCTCATCCCCGTAAAATCTCCTGGCGATCCTGTCCCAGGTATCTCCCTGGATAGTTCTGTATTTTTCCATAAGCTCTTAAAATGCCACCCGCCTTCTCTCAAACAGGAATCGGTCGATATGTTCCAGAAACTCCTCATAGCTGCTCCGGTTGGCTGCCTTCACATCTTCCTTCTTTACATCTCCATAAAAATTCTGGACCGGTGCGAATGCGGCCATCAGCCCTCCGGCAATGCCCTGGGGCCCCGTTTCCAGAGCGGCCGCTGGTCCAGCCGTAATCTCCCGGTAGTAATTCCCATAGCTGTTCCCCTGGCTTTCCTGGTACACTCCCAGAAGCTTCCCGGCCTGGGCCCACAGCCCCCGGGCATGATCCGTATCCTCGATAGGAATGGCCATCTCCGGCCCCTCCTCTGCAAAGTAAGACAGAGTCGGCTGCTCGATCAGTCCCCCGCGGGCATGATGGGCAATGGCTCTGGCATTCAGTACTGTCCGCTCCAGGGATGCAGCCGCAGGCCGGCTTCCAGATGCACCCAGATTCACATTTATCTTTCCATCAATGTTCATTCCGCGGATCATCCGGTTGGTATAGTCTTCCATCTGCTTTACAGCATCCGTAATCTTCGCCTGGTTTTCCGGATCCTGGATCCCCCTCGCCACCGCCTCCGGAACCTTTCCGCCCTGTTCTGCGCTGACCCTTACGATCTCTGCCGCCTCCGGGCTGGCTGCCACATGATCCGCTGTCACCTCCATGATCGCATCCACATTCCCGGCGATCAGCCCCAGATCCGCACTTTCTGATATGGCCTCAGTCAGAACCGACGGGATTTCCATGCCGCTTTCTGCCAGGGTGTTTTTCAGTTCATTCAGCCTTCCGATACTTTCTTCCAACGGCCCGTACAGCTCCTGGATCGCCATATGGGTATCCCGGTCTATTCCGGCCGCCTTCCACGCATCCCCCATCTGTCCTGCAAATGCTTCCCATTCTGTGTCTGCAAAAGCTCCTCCCTGGATCCAGGACAAAGTATTATTTAAAAGTTCCTGTGTCTCCTTCTCCAGTTCCGGCCCCACGGCTGCCAGCTCCTCGGCATACTGCCTTTTGATGGTCTCCACCTGGTAGCTGACTGCCTTTGCCTGCACCTCTGCCAGCTGGGTCTGGTACTGGCCAGACAGATACTCATGCTGAAGATCATATTCATCCTGGCTGATGCTCCCGGAATTTAACTGGGCATTCAGCCCGGCATAGCCGTAGGTCAGGGATTCCTTCAGCTTTTTCTCCGACACCTCCACCTGTTCCATCATCTCCGCCTGGAGATTCTGGAAGGACTCCGCATCCAGGTTTCCGGCATAGCTCTCTGTAATCACCTGCATATTGGCGTCAAACTCACTGACTGCCAGGGCGCTGGTGATCCGGCTCATTTTCTGCTGCAGTTCCTGGATCGCCCTCGCCTCGTCGATGTCCAGCATCCCGTCCTCGAAGGCGTCCCCGACCACCTGGCCCAGCTCGTCTCCCAGCCTGGTCAGCTCCTCATACTGATCCGTATAAAATCTTGAAAACTGTTCCTTTAAGGCTGTCCCGGTCTCATCCTCACCCGCAAGCCCCTCCAGGTTTAACTGCATGGCATACTGAATCTCCAGCACCTGTTCCCTTGAGCCGTTAATAAAAGACTCCACATTATCCAGATAGCTCTGCCGGTCATCCTCAGAAAGCTCCAGCCCCACAGACACCTTCCAGTTCATCTTTTCCAGGGTATCCACGTTGTCCTGTAAGGATTTCTTTAAGGTATCCACCCCGTCAAAGGCCTTCATGGCCTCCCCCATCTTTTCCAGGGACTTCGTTTTTACCATCTCCTGGGATATCTGCCGGAGGTCCTTTATGGACAGGCTGATATCCCCGAAATGGTCTGCCAGGTTCTGCTTTCTCAAACGCTGGTCTGCTGTCTTCACTGCGGCGGTGATCCCCACGATCCCGCCCACGGCAAGTCCGGCGGCTGCCACCGGACTTGCGCCCAGCACACCGGACACAGACATTAGAAGCTTCGGCAGCGCACTGGCGGCCTTTACCGCCTTAAACGCTGCCATGGCGGAAGTGATCCCGGCCAGGGTCCCAGTGATCACCTGGGGATGGTCTGCCATCCACTCCCCCGCCTCCATCAGAGGCTTAAAGGCCCCTGCAGCGCTCTCGCCGAACTCCTTCAGCTCTCTGCGGGCCGTGGGGGCCATCCGTACCAGGTCCTCCAGGAACTGGCTCTCTGTAAAGGCATTGACCCCTTCCGTGAGACCCTGGACTGCCTCCCGGGCCGGATCCACCAGCCCCTCGTACATGGCGATCCCGGCGCCCTCGGCAGCGCTCTTTAATAACGTCACATCCCCAGCAAGATTATCGATCCGGATCTCTGCCATCCTCTGTGCCGCTCCGGAAGAATTATTGATCGCCTCCGTCAGCTTCTGGTAGTCCGCATCGCTGGCATTCACGATTGCCAGAAGACCGGACATAGCCTCCTGGCCGCCCAGCATGGCCGCATAGCTGGCCTTCTGGTCTGCCGTTAATTTCTGCATCCCGGTGCGCATCTGGTCCACAACCTCAGCCCAGGATTTCATGGAGCCGTCTGCATTGGTGATCTCGATTCCCAGATCTTCCATGGCTGCTCCGGATTCCGCCGTGGGCTTTGCAAGCCTTGTGATGGTACTCCGGAGAGCAGTACCGGACTGGGATCCCTTGATCCCCGCATTGGCCATAAGTCCGATGCTGACGGCCATGTCCTGAATGCTGTATCCCATGGCTCCGGCTGCCGGAGCCACATACTTGAAGGTTTCACCCATCAGGGACACATTGGTATTGGAACTGCTGCTGGCCTGAGCCAGGACGTCTGAAAACATGGCGGAATCCTGCGCAGCCAGCCCGAAGGCTGTTAGGGCGTCGGTCACGATATCCGAAGTGGATGCCAGATCCTCGCCGGATGCAGCCGCCAGGTTCATGATCCCTGGAAGGCCCGCGACCATTTCCTTCGCCTTCCAGCCGGCCATGGCCATGTACTCCTCTGCCTGTCCGGCCTCAGTGGCGGAAAACTGCGTCGTTCGGCCCATTTCCTGGGCCGCCGCGTTTAGCATGTCCATTTCTGACCGGGAGGCCTGGGAAATCGCCTGCACGGTACTCATCTGTTTTTCAAACGAACCGCCATATCCAAAGGATACTGCCACAGCTGCGCCGATTCCCGCAGCTGCAGCCTTCGCCGATTTCACCATTCCGCTGAAAGTCAGATCTGCCGCCCTGTCTAACGCCTTAAGGCCTCTGGTATCGATCTTTGAGAATGCCCGTTCCATATCCCGGCCGGACGCATACATCTTCCGCCTGAGCCGTTCCACATCCCCCTGGGCGCTGTCCACCGCTCCCTTTAAAGACCGGTTCGTCTTTCCAGAGATCTCGATCCCCAACTGGTACTGTCCCTTTTTAGACGCCATACTTTCACCCCTTTCCTGCCCGCCGGATCTCCTTCATCACTTCCACCGCATCCCCGGTAAACCGGTTCAGCTCCCCAAGCGGCAGGCCATAATAAAAATCAAGACCTGTATTTGTGAATCTTGCCACATAAATACAGGTCTTTCTGGCCTCCCGGACATCCGCTGTCCCCCGGATGCCTACATGTAGAAAAAACGGTAGGTCATGTTCTTTAAACGTACCGCATCCCTGGCCCGGAGCTGGTCCAGGGCCTCCACCGGAAGTCCGGCCACACGGGCGGCCGCACACTGGGCAAACCGGAGATCTGACTCCTGTATGATCACACTGCCTCCGCCGAAGGCCTCATACGCCGCGTAGATCTCCGTCAGATCCTTTAATGTCAGCGTCTCATAGCCGGAAAGATCCAGCTCTGTGATCTCCTTCCCGTCATACCGGACCGGCTCGCTTAATTTCAGCTTCAGAATTTCTTTTCTGCTCATGCTTCCTCCTCCTAACACATATCCCGGACTTCCGCCAGAACGTCATTCCCATTGATGATGCATACATCGTTCAGCTTGTCGATCTCCAGGAATGTATCTCCGTCATACTCAATCTTATAATAAGTCATATTGGCTGCAATGCTGCCGGACATTTTGGCTCCGGCCTTTAAGGTCCCCGGTGTATACTCCTTTGTAAATCCCCGGATCACCACCTTCAAGTCCTGGAATGTCATTCTTCCGGAACCCTGGTCCGTGGCCTGTACTGCACCGCGCAGGGTAAGATCCAGAGGCTCTGTCGGATCCAGCATCCTGGCCATATCCTGGCTGATACAGGTAAACGGAATGGAAATCTCCATGTTTTCAGTAAGACCGGTCACGGCAATATCCATAGTTCCTCCCACACCGGCCCCTTCCAGGGTCTCCGTCAGGAACTTCACCGCCGGAAGCTCCACCTCTCCAGTATGGCCGAATAGTCTGTTTTTGCGCAGATAAATATTAAACCGGTTGATCACACTGGGCATATATCCTTTGCTCATCCTTATGCCTCCTCTCCCAGAATCGATGCCTGTAACGTCTTCACATCAAACTCCGTTGTTGCCTCAATATACTCCAGCGGCGTAAACGGGGCAATGAAGAAGCGGACCTTCAGCTTTCCGTTTAACAGATCGTTGGATGTGTTGTCCTGGGCTCTGTATTCTGCCCGCAGACCGGCGCACATCCCCCTGGATACCAGACTGTTGCCCCAGATGTTAAAGCTGTTGACGATATCGTCGATCTTGTTTTTGTTCATCGGCTCGTCCAGCTCAGACAGGTAATTGAGGATGAAATAATTGGCCACATAGGTGAACATACGGCGACAGGCGATCCACCGCTCCTTCATATCCGTGACCTCCGGATAACAGGCACAGTTATTTCCCCAGCTCTTCAGACCGGAATCATGGATCACGGTCACGATCCCATCACCGTTTAAGTAAGCCGCCTGGATCTGGTCCAGGGTCACCTCTGTCATTTTTCCGTCATCCAGGACCGCTGCCTCGATATTTAACAGCTTATTAGACGGATACAGATACGGAACATCTCCGTTGGTGGCCGTAATATAGCTGGCCATTGCCGCATATACAGCCGAATACGGCATTACCTTTCCATCCACACGGACCGCAGGCCAGAGAACAATGGCGCTTTCCCCGGTATATCCGTCCTTGTCCTTCAGCGCCTTGCATTCGGTGTACTTTTTCGCCTTTTTTGTATCCAGGTCCAGAACACATTCACACCGGAACACGCCGTTGACGCCGCGACATTTCTCCTGGAGCGCAGCCGCCACATTTGCCCTGGTGCTCCAGCCTGGAGCCAGAAGAAGCGCCCCCACAATGCCATAAAGCGGATAGATCGTCCGGATCACCTCCAGGCCGCTCTCCTTTCCGGCTTCCTCGTCGTATGCGCCAATGATATCTTCCTCCGTCACAGCCTCCGGATCCAGGCTATCGCATTCTACTGAAACGTTTGTCTCTTCATAGGCTGTTCCAGAGGAAAGGAACACCGCCTTTAACCTGTCCTGGTCGTCATACTTTAAAATATAGTCCTTATCCGTCTCATACACAGTCTCCGGCGAATCCTTTTTCTTAATGACCACACTGCCTTTTAAAACATAGGACGGTTCCAGGGTAATCTGGTGGTCTGTCACCGGATACTCCTTTAAGTCATTGGTCTTCTTATGTTTTGCCGGATCCAGCACGTTAATAAAGATCACCGGATATACGTTGGTCAGACCAAAGCTGGCCTTCATGCTGGCACACAAGGAAAATTTTTCCCATTCGTCGCTGTATCCCAGATACTTTTCCGCCTCGTCCATAGAAGAAACCCGGACTGCGCGGTTCACAGCGCTGTCCGGATCATCTACCTTAAACACCGGAGCCGTCCCGACTACTACCTGGACGCCAAACCGGGTCGCCAATGGATCCTCATATCTGGTCGCCAGCTCTGTTACCTCAATTCCATGCTTATACATGTGCACTCTCCTATCTTTCAAGAATTTTTACTGCCTCTTCATAAACCCCGCGCAGCCGGCTCCCCGGCTCCGCCAGTTCTTTCCTGGCCCTGGCCAGTCCGTCCACCGACACAAACAATTCCAGGAAAACCGGATGCAGCGCCGCCAGGGCCGCTGCCTTTGGCGGCAGCCCGTTCTTATAGGACGTTCCGGACTGGATGATCCCGTGGACAGACGGCCCCAGGTACATAACGATTCGCCTGGCCGTACTGGATCCGCCAGTACGCTCTTCCTTTCCTCCATCACCCTTTGTTCGCAAATTCAGTCACCTCCTCCTCGACAATTTCCGGAATATTCCAGTTTGTTTTCAGACATCCGAAAAAATATGGATAAGAAAAATCCTCATCCTCTTCAATCACCAGTTTCATTTCCCGCTCACACCAGAACGGACCCGCAATGCAGTTCTGCCGTAAGGACATCGCAATTTTCTCCAGAACAGAAAAAAGAACAAAATATCCGGCCATGCTCCGGTCACTCTCCCGGATTCCCACCAGGATATACGTCTCTGTCCGGCTGTACTCCTCTTTAATATCCACATCCGTGGTCCGGACCTTAAAGTATGGGAAAACCGCGTCCTCCTCATCCTCCTGGTAATCCAGGATCGGGATATCATGGGAATAGCCCCGGATCCTTTTATCCGCAAAGCAGGCCATCCGGTTCAGCTCCTCCTCCAGCCGTTCTATGATCGCTTCATGGAGCGCGTTGACTGTCATTTCTTACCTCCCTGGCTTATGGCCTTCTGCATCTCGTTTAAAAGCATCCTTCCCACATCCCCGTACATCTCCAGGAACGTCACCTCTGACATCTTGGACGCGCTTGGACCGAACAGCTCCTTAATGGCCGCTCTGTGATCATTTTTCCGGAGCTTCTCCAGCCGCTTCCCGGATGCCCTGGAATGGCTTCCCGGCTGCTTCATGATCCTCCCCTTCCCGATCCGCTGGAAAACAGCCACATGATCCTCCGCTCCTTCTCCGGAGTTGTGCATGGTGGTCACAAAGGCCTTCCGTCCATCCACCACCAGTTCCTTCATATCCCCGTTTTTCTTTACCACAGCCTGGGCTGCTTTTTTCTTTCCGTTTTTCTTTACCTTAAATCCCCGTCTTAATGCCGGCGGCCCACTCTGTACCAGGATCACAGCCTTAAGATTCGACTGGGCTGCCTTTTTTAACTTCAGGATATGTTTGGGAAATGCCCGCCGCTTCACCATATACGTCTCCATGACCTTCTGGTACAGTTTCTTTTCTGTTTCACCGGCAACCTGGTTTAAAACCCGCTTCATTTCTGCCTTCGGGTTCTGTCCCGCCGCCAGAAGGGCCGCCTCCACTTCCCTTAAGGATCCCTCATCCACTGAAACCGCAATCACGACCGCACCGCCTCCAGACTGATAGAATAGACCCCGGATTCATCCGCCGCGTCTGTAATGATATAATCCTTTCCATCCAGGGAAAGATTCCGGCCCACCGGCGGAAGCCGTCCAAACGCCTCCGCCGCCACATAAAAGAGCTTCTGCACCCGGTAATTTCCTTCCCGGTATGCAAAAGCTCCCTTTGTGATCCGCCGTTCCACCTCTTCATTGTCATCCAGGACGATCTTATACTCCTTCCCGTTGATGATATGTGTCTCCCCGAACTCCTCCGGATTTAAAAAGATTCTTGATGCATCTGCCCTCACGATATCCTTAAACCCCTTCATGATCACCCCGGAAGCTTGACGAGCACAGCCGCATCCTGCGCCGCCGCGTCTCTGACCGCATACCCCATAGGATCTGAAGATGCCTTATCAATACCATTTTCATCCGTAAATGTCACCGGATCCCCCATCACCAGGGCGACCCCGCTCTTTTTCGGGATCTCAAACACTCCTGTTACATGGATGGAACCAGTCTCCCCGGCCGGAATCTCTGTCCCGGCCACTCCCATCCGTTTCCCGAATACCAACACGGTCCCGGCCGGGATCGTCTGGTCCGTTTTGTTCGTATAATCCAGGCTGTCGCCTTTCTGCCAGTATGCCGCAGTTTTTGCCATAATCTTTTCTCCTTTCCTTACGCCAGTGCAATGGGGCTTTTAATTTCCACGCCCGGATTCTTCACAGCCCCACGGTAATCCAGCACCGTAATGCCCCAGTCCAGATACACATCCCACACGAAGCCCAGCTGTCCCGGGGCCTCCATCCGGCGGATGTTGGGAATATCCTGGCCGTTTAAGTAGTCCACCTGGATAAAATCGGTATCATTGGCATCGCCAACCAGGTACCACGGGATCGGGCCGGAAGGGATCAGAGCGTTTAAGGTGGCGTCCTCCACAACCTGGATCATATCCTTATACTGGTAAAGAGGATTTACCGTTCCGGATGCGCTGATAGTCGTGGAATGGAACAGTGTATACATCTGGAATTTATACCCCAGAGGAACCACCATTACAGCTGGCCGGATAATGACGGCCTGATCCACGCCATCCATTTTCTTTTTATGGCCGCCCAACGCCAGGATCATGGACTGGACGGCCTCCTGGCTGATCTCAGTTCCCTGTGCCAGGATATTTTTATGCTCCGCCGTAAACAGCGGCTTTCCGTCATAAATCTTTTGGCTGCCGGTAAGGACCTTATATACCTGGTTGTTGATCGTAGTCCTGGATGCCCTTGCTGCCCTGGCCGGAAGTGTGGTGACAACGCCCATGTCGTCGTTGATAAACGCCTGACGGGACATGGTGAACTGACGGCCATAGGTCTTAAGCTGTCTCTGGGGCAGCTTTTCGTCCATCGGAAGCGTATGCTTTAATTCCCCGTTTTCCGGTACCTCCAGAAATTCCCCGAAGCTGCCCTGGATATAATAATTATCCGCCTTCTTAAAATCTGTAAGCGTACCCCTGGAGGTAAACTGGTCAAAGGTTACGGGCGCTGTCTTATGGCCCTCCACATAGGCCTTTCGGATGGTCTGGTCCATGATGGCCGGGAAAGCAGAAGACGGATTGTAAAATGACCTTCTCATGGTCTCCTCAAACAGCTCGTTGGCCCCCATCATATAATAATTTCTGCTGTCTTCACTATCCTCCTCCACCAAACAGCTGGCTGCGATCATCCTTAAGGACGTACCGCGGAACTCCCTGGCACCTTCCGCAGGCTTTTCCACAGGAATATTATTCCTTAAAAGGATCCCGTCCACCATGGCAGCCCGTTTCTTGTCCCCTGCATCCGCAGTAACACGGACTGAAACAGGCGATCCATTTCTTTCCAGCTGGTCCAGTACAGCCGCCCGGACCTGGTCAATACTGTCTCCCCTGGAAACAAACGGGTCCGGGTCCACTCCGAATTTCCGGCAGAGTCCCTGGATCTCGCTGATCCGCGCACGCTCCGCCAGAGCCGCCCTCTGTCCCGCCGCATCCGGATCCTCTTTCCCAGGAGCAGATGCCGGAGGTTCCTGTCCGCCTGTGGCCGCGCCACGGTTTCCGTCTCCGGCATCGATCTGTCTCTGGAGTCTGTCAAACTCCGCCTTTTCCGCTTCCGTCAGATCCCGGCCCTCGCTCCGCGCCTGGTCAGTGATCTGCCTCTGTCTTGCAATCATTTCCTGTACTGTCATTCCATTCTCCTTCCCCGGATGTTCTCCGGCATCTGCTTTTATCATTATTTAAAGATTCCCGCGTCCTTCAGCTTCTGCACCAGGGCGTCATACTCGGCTTTCGTCGGCATCTCACCGGCGGCTGTTGCCGGGGCCTGGACCTGGGTAAACGCCGGACCCGACGGCGCTTTGTAGTGCTCTGCGAGAAATTCACAGATCTGTTCCATGGATCCTGCCGGAACCTCCGGTTCCTTTTTACCCGTAAGCGCCGCAACGGCTTTCTTCATGGCCTGTTCCATATTATTCATGCTCTTCCCTCCCTTCCATCTGATTTTTAGTATAAAAAGAACGCCCCTCGCATTGAGGTGACCCCAAAAAGTTAGACTTTTTGGGGTCACCTCACATGAAGGACGTTCTTTTATTCTGGTTATTTCTTTTTTCTTCTTGCTCTTTCCTCTCTTTTTCCATGGATGAGACCTAGGTTATAAAACAGCTGGGCTTCCAAAGCAGATACGTTCTGTAGTTCCCAACGCTCCACCATGGATTTGTAAAATATGCCGTTTTCTGTTCCTTCCAAGAAACAGCATGGCATCTGTCCCGCCACACGGACGTCTCTCTGAATATCCATTACGCCACCTCCCGGTAAAGAACCTTGCATTTGTTCACATTGCCATTGGCAAGCTGCAACTCGATCAGTGACGGATAGTGGTTTTCCTCCAGCCATTC